AAATACAAGTCTAGTCCGAAAAATTAAAATATGATTCATGCCAATAAAGACGGTATGATTAAAGGGCATATACCCACGGAGGCGTGGAAGCCATCACACGAAGAATTTGAGTATCCAAAATCATTTATAGATTGGATAGACAGTATTAACTCTGGGTGGCAGAATAAAAAAGAATTTAAGCCCTTTAGTCTTTACTGCAAACAAGCCGAAGAATGGCTAAAAGACAAATCTAGTATCATGGATTTTGACAACGAAGAAGATCAGTATGATTGGCTCGTTGAGGAGATTCAGAGATGCAAAGACAACACACTCTATTTCTGTAATAAATACGGATTCATAAAAGAAGACAAATCTCAAGGGGGTATGTTAAAATATTCCGCTTGGGACGCTCAGAAGGTTTTATTATTTCTATTTGATTGTGGGTATTCATTTATGATAGGTAAGGCTCGTCAAATTGGTTTTACAACAACCATGTGTTTAGCGGGAATGAAAAGAGTAAACTTAAACAAGTCTTATTTTATTAAGTTTGTTACACACTCTGAGTCGAAAGGTATAGAGATATTTAGAGATAAAGTTAAATGGACTTACACAAAGATTCCAGATCATATAGCTCAAGACGTAAAGAATTGGACAGACAAAGTAATGTCATTTGACAAGAAAGGTCAAAAGAAAGGTCGTGACGAAGGAGGGGCCTCAAGGTTCCAGGTAGATAGCCCACAAGTAGACGCAATTAACGGTGGTTCTCCATCTGCGGTGTTTGTAGATGAGATAGGATTGTTTGACATATTTGGGGAAATGATGCGAGAAGGAAGACCTGCATTATTTAAGTACAATCCAGACACAGGAAAGATGACCATGCAACAGCAATTTATGGCTTGGGGTACTGGAGGTGAAATGGATAAGGGTGGTTCTGTTTTTGAATCAGAATTTAAGATGTGCCTAAAACAATGGAAAGAGAGTAATTATGAGTACGGAATTATACCGTTATTCTTTAACGCTTATGCTAGAAGAGGAGTTACAGACGCTCATATCAATAATGAAAGAAAAGCATACCTGGCGTTAGAGGGAACAAAAAAAGGTGAAATAGCAAAGGTTCAGTTTCATCAACACTACCCTATAACTATAGATGATATGTTCTTGCGTAAATCAAGAACTTTAGTTCCTATACATCTATGCAACCAAAGGCTTAATGATATATACGGAAAAGATGTACCTATTGAGTATGGATATTTTGAGCCAATACTAGATATGTCTCAGCCAACACCAGACCTACTTACAACACATAGAATTGTTGGTGCAGAATGGATACCTACCAAAGGAAGAGAGGATGTAAATACATCAGCGGTTGTCGTTCATCACCCTCCGAATGGAGAAGTGTGGAAGAATAGATGGTATCAAGGAACTGACCCTATTAACTCAGAAACAGGACACTCTAAAATGTGTAGCGCTATATGGGATTCATATACAAACGCTGTTTCTTCTGTTGTTTTTCATAGAGACAGAAAGTTTAAACAAACCTACTTACAAGTATTGCTTCAAAGCCTTTACTATGACCAACAAAAAAGAGGCGGAGTAAAAGAACTTATAGAAAACAACATCGGTGATATGCACCTTGACTTTCAAGAGATACACGGATTTAAAAACAAGTTTACAGCTATGGCTCAGTTGCCAGAATACTTACAGATAAGGTCTGGTAAATGGTTTGGTATATCTAACAAAGCCAATACAGGCCCAAGGATAATAGCAAAGACAGAAGAGATGCTAGAGACATACGCTGAAAGTATAGATATTCCTTGGATATGGGAGCAATTAAAAACTTTTGTTGAAAAAGATTTAAAAAGCTCTACAAGTCACAGGCAAACAAGATATCAAGCGGCAGATACTAGATACGATTATGATGATACAATTTTTGCTGTAACATTTGCGTATATAAATGCTCAGGCTCACGCTAGATACGAACCTGAAAACGTTAAAACAACAAAAGGAAGCAATAAGGTCACAACTAGATACGTACAGTCAAAAGAAACGAATTACAGAATGAAACTCGCAAGAGTTGATTCAAAAACAGGGAAGATCCTTAAAATAATCAATTAGAATATTATATATATTTGTGATGTAAAACTTTAAAAAAAAAGACATGCCTTTATATGTAGGAGACAATGAGATATTTGGTGGAGACGCATCAAATCCACAAGACACTAAAGTAAACGATTTAGATTTAAAATTTAAAACCAATGGATTTAGTGGGTCAAATTCAGTTGGAGTTGGTAAGGGACAATTAATTGAGGCAACCAAAGCAACCACTGCTGTAGGTGATTTAGCTCACGGAGGAAACCAAGGATTTGGAAATACAGTTGTTGGAGCAAGAGCTCTTCAAGGGGCCGGTGACGGAAGTGTTGGTAATAATAATACAGCTGTTGGACTTCAGGCTGGAGCTTCAGTAAGTAGTGATTTTAATACTGTTGTAGGTGGAGAGGCTTGGGGCGCAGGCACACTTGGTGGCGCTGTAGTGTCAGGAGGAAGAAACACAATAATAGGACAAAAAGCTGGATACTTATTAAATAGTGGTGAAAAAAATGTATTCATTGGATGGTTGGCAGGAACTGGGGGAAATACTGTTGCTGGAAGTATGAAAACAGGAAGTAATAATGTTTTTATTGGTACAAACGGATTAGATGTTACTGACCCTGTAGACAATCACATTCTTCTTGGTGACGGAAATATTACAGATTTATTTTGTGCCGCTACAACAATTCAGTTTTTATCTGATGAAAGAGATAAAAAAGCAATAAGAGGGGTAACGGCAGGACTAGATTTAGTTAATGACCTAAGACCCGTTGAGTTTATTTGGGACGCTAGAGACAAGGATCTTGAAAGAAATGGATCAAAAGACTGCGGCTTTATAGCTCAAGAGCTAAAGGCTGTTCAGGAAAAATATGGACTATCTGAAGAGTTAAAACTTGTAAACGAAACTGCATTTGAAGATAAAATGACAGCAGCTCCAGGAAGACTTCTTCCAATCTTAGTCAAAGCAATTCAAGAACTATCTGCAGAAATAGCAGAGCTTAAATCTAAATAAAATGAGCACAATAAATGTAAACAATTTAAACCCTAACGGGGACCCGGTAATAACAGTAGGTCCCGAAGCGGATGCAACTGAAGGTGCTAGATTTGGAATAATCCCCGCCCCCAGCGGACAAGTATTACCTGGATCAAGTATAGTATTTGGACATGACGCTTTATCAACTGCTGGAAATAAATTTTCTACAACAGCAATCGGAACAAGCGCTGGAAAGGGCTGTACTACAGCTACAGGATCAACCTTTATTGGGGCCCAAGCTGGTGAAGGATCAACAACTTCAAGTTATGTTACTGCAGTTGGCTATCAAGCTGGTTATAGCGGTGGAGAGTCAGGAACATATATAGGTGCTGAGGCAGGAGAGAACGCTACAGGTACAGCTAACGTTTGTATAGGCGCAAAGTCAGGAAGACAGCTAACAACTGGAGACAGAAACATACTTATAGGTAACTACGCAGGTTCAAACGGAGACGCTCCTGTAAATGGAATACAAACGGGTAGTGATAATATTGTTTTGCAAACAGGGTCTGGGGCTGATGCGTCTGCCATAGATAGTAGCAAGAATGTAATTATAGGATCATCCGTATCTGGGCTAAATTCAACTGGCAATGTTTCTTTAGGTTCAAACGTTGTAATAGGTCACGATGCAGGTTCTGAAGCGTCTGGAGTTGGAAGAGTTGTGATGATTGGAGCAGATGCTGGGAAAAATGCTGTTCAAGCCGTAGATGGTGTATGTATTGGACCGCTTGCTGGTAGAGATGCCACGTTTCTTGGAAGCTCTATTGCTATAGGTACTAATGCGGGTCTAGTAATAGATAGCCCTGCTATGGTAGGAATTGGAGATAGGTCTTTGCAATCTGCAACAGGAAGTAAGGTTACGGCTTTAGGCTCTAGGGCTGGATCAAGGCTCACAACAGGTAGTTTTAATCTTTTACTTGGTTATTCCGCTGGCTCAGCTGGAGATAGTGATACAGGGGCTATATTAACAGGAAGCAATAATATTGTTTTAGCGGCTGGAGATTTAGATTGGCAAGATATAATGTCAGATGTAAGCAACACCGTGGTTATAGGTAGCTCAACTCAAACTCAAATATATGCAGGTGTAAGTTCTATTACTGCTTTATCTGATAAGAGGGACAAGAAAGATGTTAAAGAAATATCTGCAGGTTTAGACTTTATTAAAGAATTAAAGCCTGTTGATTTTATCTGGGATGAAAGAAAAGAAGGTGGTAAAAGAGATATAAAAGATTGTGGATTCTTAGCTCAGGATTTAAAAGAAACTGAAGACAAGCATGGTGTTGCTGATTACTTAAGATTAGTTGACGATAAGAACCCAGAGAAGCTTTTAGCTACATACGGAAGACTTCTTCCTGTTATGGTTAAAGCTATGCAAGAAATGAGTGAAAAAATTGAATTACTAGAAAAAAAATAAATTATGCCTTTAGAAGTAAATGAAATAAGTAGTGAATCATCAGGAGACGTTTCGATAACAGATCCATTAAAAGTTGATCAAATATTCCCAAGAACTATAGACAAGGTTCTTGTTGGTGGATTACCAGTAGGTGGTGATATGAATTTTGTTAATATTGGCCAAGCTAGTATTACAGAAAATATAATTGGTGCTGTAATAATTGGGCGCAGTGGTGAAAATGTTGGAGGATTACCTGGTATAGAAAACGTAGGAGCTGGAATAGCTATTGGAACAGAAAATCTTGACCAAGCACAAAACATGGCAAGCAATATCACAATAGGCTGGGGCTGCATGGACCAATGTGAAAATGA